AGTGTGGTGTATGATAAAAACTATACTCGTATCATGAGGGCGACCCAGAAAAGAATCAACGCTACGATGGATTTGGGCATCAGCATACTTGATACTAATGAGGCTCGCATCCTTGCGAAGGGTGCGGAGCGTGTAAAGCTGTTAAACCTCACAAAAGGTAATACAACGAGGTCAGTATTCAGGGAGTTGTCAGAAGGCAGGTCAGAAGGTGAGGCGGTTGCTCAACTGGCGAGGAGAATATCTGATAGAGTAAAGGCTGGTAGATTTAAGAAACCACAGACAAGAGCCACTCTGATAGCTCGAACAGAAACAACATACGCCCAGAAAATGGCTGCTGCTGAATCGTACCGTCAGGGTGGCGTTACAGAAGTGATGATAATGGACTCACGCAAGGGGTCATTTGATGACGATTGCGATGCTATGGATGGAAGGATTGTGAGCCTTCAGGAGGGCGAGGCTCTTATGTCAGAGGAGCATCCGAATGGCACTAGGCGTATGGTTGCACAGCCTCCAAAACTGGATGAGCCAAGTTTAACGCCTACGGCAGAGCCGACCAGAATACCAACTCCTCCGAGCAGTACGGTTGTACCGAGAGGAAACGCAACGGCAGCATTTGAACTTGAGGCAGGTGAGTCAATCCCTAAATGGAAAACCGTGACAGACCACAAGGGTTTTGAGAACCAGATGGCTGCACAGATGAACATAGGGAGAACCTTTTACGGCACAAACAATGTTGATAGGGGTTTTAGGGCTGTAAGTAAGAACGCCAATAATATTGCGAATGATTTAGTTGTTAATATAAAGGGGAAGTCTAGAAAACTTTATGATATAGTAAAAAATAACTCCCTAAACAGTCTTGGTGTAAACAATACTAAATATGTTGGCGGTACAGGATATCTTGGTGAGTTCACCCCAGATATCAAGGCAATAAGGGTTGCTGCTGGTAAAAACGCTGGTCAAGGGTTTAATACGGCATACGCTAATCCCAAAAGACCTACACTGAGTATCGGAAAAGATGCTTATGGTAAAACCAAACATAATACTTGTAGTGATTTATTCGGTACATCACGACATGAATACGGTCACTTTGTTCAGGATATTGCAAAGATGGGTGGAGACAAAACATTAAGGAGTGAGGTTCAGGGAGGACTCTTTGATGCTACAAGAAACAGGGAGTGGAAAAAATTATATGACAAGAAGGGTAGGAAGTGGTGGAGGGAGAATGTGTCTATTTATTCTGCCAAGAACATGGATGAAGGATTTGCAGAATGTTTTTCTGCGTGGACTTCACCTTTATATGGCAAGAGACAAGACCTGTTCGTTGGGTCAACGGTGCATAGGGAAGTGATAGCAGCCCAAACCCTTCCACATGAAATTGAAACCTTATTTAAGAAATGGTTTGAATAATGATACAAGAACCAAATTGTTATACGAGAGAATGTAAACATTATATAGGCGTAGGTGGGAAAGCGGAGATTGGTGAGTATGTATTCTGCAAGGCGTTTCCAGATGGAATACCAGACAAAATAGCATACGGTGACAACTTACATCTCAAGCCTTTAAGAAAACAAGATAACAATATAGTTTATACACGAGAATGATAATTAGGGAGGATTGCAATGGAACAGAAATTATTTAAGCTCAAGGAAATGGATGGCAGCAAGGGCGAGGGGTCTGCCATCATTGCCGAGCTTAATAAGGTAGACCATGACGGAGACATAACTATTGAGGGTGCTTTCGGAGAGCAGCAGGTAAATCTGCTGGGGTCTCACCAGCACCACACTCCACGACTGGGTAAGGCAACCTTGAAAGAGGATGGCGGTTTTGCGGTTGCCGATTTTAAGTTCAATCTTGACGATGATGCTCTCTGGGCAAAGGAGTGGTATTCGGCACTCAAGTTTGACATGGAGAACGGTGAACCCTTGCAGGAGTGGTCTTATGGTTTTGATATTATAGATTCTGAGGAGGGTATGGTTGACGGTAAGAAGGTCAGGTATCTAAAGAGCCTCAAGGTTCATGAAGTGTCGCCAGTTTTAAGGGGGGCAGGGATTGGTACTGGAACGATGTCAATCAAATCCAACAACATGACTTTCAAAGAAGAAATGGACAGGGCTTATATGTTGCTTACTGACATACATGGTTTTGTCAGCCGTGCTGGGTCGCTTGCAGAACTCAGGGCGAAGGAGGGCAGGAAACTTTCCGAAACCAATACAAAAGGACTTGAGTCTTTTAAGATTCTGCTTACAGAATTAGGTAAAGAGGTCAATACTCTTGTGGACAGTGAGGAAGGTATTAAGAGTGATGATGTGACCAGATTAAGGGTTGCGTATCAGCGTATTGTTTATGAAAATAAAAAACATTTTTTAGAATAGAGGAGGGTAGCAGTAATGGACAGGCTACAAGAATTAAGGGAAGAACTCAAGGTCAAGAACGCTAAATTGGCAAAGGTCTTTGAGGAGGCTGGTGCTGATAATGACATGAGTAAGGTTAATTCTCTTGGGGATGGAGTTACAACTTCAAGGGAAAAGACAAAGAAGATTGAGGAAATGAACCTTGAACTGAATGACTTGGGAATTGAAATAGACTCTCTCGTTAAAACAAAGAAGATAGAACAGGAAACGAAGAAAAGAGAGAATGACTTTGAGGCTAAAGAAAAAAGCATAGTTCTTCCGACAGGTGTCAAGGCGAGTGGTGAGCTTGCTTATGATAAGACTTTCGGTGAACTCTTTATAGAATCAAAGGCTTATAAGAACAGGTCACAGAGAGAGGTTGACACGATTGACATGGGTGTTAAGACTTTGTTTCAGACAAGTGCAGGGTGGAGTCCAGAAAGCACAAGGACAGGGAAAGTTGTTTATGATGCTCAAAGACCAGCCCCGAATGTGGTGGACATAGTGCCAATAGGTAATACATCTCAGAATAGTGTAGTCTATATGGAAGAAACAACCTTCACAAATAACGCAGCAGAGGCGAGTGAGGGCGGTTCTTTCGGTGAGGCAGCACTGGTATACGCTGAGCAGACTTCAAGTGTACGCAAGATTGCTGTATTTATACCAACGACAGACGAGCAGTTGGAAGATGAGGCTCGCATCTCATCACTACTTGATAATCGTTTGCGTTTCATGATTCAGCAGAGACTTGACTTACAGTTATTGGTCGGTGATGGTACTGCTCCGAATCTGGAGGGTATAAACAATGTGACAGGCATACAGACTCAGGCTCTTGGTTCTGATAGTGAACAGGATGCAATTTATAAGGCTATGACTCTTGTGCGTACTGGCACTGGGAGAGCCGAGCCAAGTGCGGTTGTGATGCACCCAAATGACTGGCAAGCAATCAGATTGCAGACTACCACAGACGGTATATATCTCTGGGGTTCACCTTCTGACACTGGTGCGGAGAGAATATTCGGAGTTCCAGTTGTTCAGAGTTCTGGACAGAGCCAGAACACGGCTCTTGTTGGCGACTTTGCCAATTACAGTGAGTTGGTTGTACGCAAAGGTATTGAGGTTCAGGTGTCCGACAGCCATGATGATTACTTTGTGAAAGGCAAGAAAGCCATACGAGCAAGTATGAGATGTGCTTTTGTTTGTTACAGACCAGCAGCATTCTGTACAGTGACTGGCATCTAAGGTTTAGCGGTTTAATAATTGAGAAGGTGGCAGGGTTTTTAATACCTGCCATCTCTCTCTTTTCTATTATTATTTGTTTTTTTTTAAGAAAAAAAGAGGACACCATGATATCAACGGAAAAATTATACCTGACAAGAGATAAAAAAAAAGTGGTCAAGCATGGAGACACGAGTGCAGCGTTTCTTCTTTGTGCGGAGGGGCGACACATTCCACCCCAGTACGAACACCTTGTAAATGTCAAGGAGAAGAAAACGGATATAGACAACAAAGAATTAAAGGTTGAACACGATAAAAAGAAGAAGAAAAAAGTGATTAAGTTTGGGGGTTAATAATTTATGGCACTACTAACATCAACCGAAGTGCGTACCCATGTTGAGACAGGGCTTGTTGATGCAGCACTCCAGCGGATAATGGATGCAGCAGAGGAGGATATTGACCAGAAGTTCGGGGCAGTCAGCTCTCAGGTTGACGACCTTGAGGGCAAGCTCAAGTCCGTGTGGACTACCAGACCCATCTCCAGTATCACAAGCGTTGTGGAAACTCTGGGAACTGACGACACGACTCTGGCATCTGATGATTACGCACAGAGACATGGGATGCAACTGGACAGGCTCACAGACGGCACGAATGGGAGGCGTTTATGGGGTGACAGGGTTAAGGTTACCTATACTCCAACGGACACGACAGACAGGCGTACAGCAGTCTATATCAGGCTTATTAAGTTGGATGTAGAATACAAAGGATTGGCGAGTGAGAGGGCTGGAGATTACAACTCAGCCTCTTTTGATTACACACGAGAGAGGGAAAAAATATTATCAGGACTGAGGAATGAGGGGTTATTTGTATGAGTATGAGAGGTGCGATGGTTTACAGGGCAACGGTTGAGCGTGACACTGAGACAGGCACGGATAGCTATGGCAACCCACTTCCCCCAAGCTGGGGGTCTCATATAACACTTCCGTGCAGGGTATACAACGATGGCAAGACAATGATTGTTGACGGTGGTAAGACGGCAACGGTTGAGGTTTTGAGAATGTCTTTTCCTCTTGATAAAGATGTCACGGAGGATGACAGGATTACGGCTATCACGGATAAAAAAGGAACATCCCTCTACTCTGGTAATTTTGAGATAAAAGAAAAGACAAGAAAGTACACGCATTTTGAGGCAGATTTAAAGGTGGCAGAGTGAGTGTTAAATGGTACGGCAATGATTTGCGGAAGAAGATAAAAGCGGTCACGGCTTACGCTATCAATGAGACCGTAACAAATACCATTACTCACGCACTTAATAATCACTCAGGTTGGAAGTATAGGACAGGGGTTGCGGAGGGCAGTATATCCCAGAAGGAATTTGCGACTCCCAAGAGTTTAAAGGCTGTGTGGGGTAGCATCTGGACACACCCAGAACAGAACTATGTTTTCTGGCTTGAGTTTAAACACGGTTCTTTTTTACGGCTTGCAGCAGATGCGGTGTATCCATCTTTAAAAAAGAATATAAAAAAGAAGATGTTATCAGAAAAGAAAAAAGGGAAAGGGAGTAAGAAATGAAGAAGAAAATTATGGCGGTAATTACAATCTTTGCGGTAAGCGTTCTGGTTCTGACAGGGTGCAGTCTTTCTGGACTGGACATGAAAGTTGACAACGCAACAACTGACAAGGTCAACAAAGAGGTTAATCCTCTTTTAGATGCCAAGTAAAAAAAAAGGGGAGAGGTATATAAAAGATGGCAATACAGGATGGACTGGCAGCACTTATAACATACTTAAAGGCTCAGTCTGCCATATCATCTGCATTAGGCACTAGGGTGTTCGGGTTGGAACTTCCCGAAAGCGAGACAGACGATATGCCGAGAAAAGCCATTGTGTGTAATCTTGCAGGTGGAATGGGATACGCAAGCTACATTGATGTGTATAAACTCCGCATTGATTTCTACTGTTACGGAGAAACACCTTACGAGGCGAGTGAGGTATGGAGGACACTCAAGCCTATATTAAGAGACATGGAAAAGAATGTGACATCATCAACCTGTCTGATGAGTGCCGTACATTCAGGCGGTGCAACTTTTACAAGAGAGAGTGTCACTGAATGGTCGGTTGTAATTGATTCGTGGTTGGTAGAATTTAAAGAGACGATTGTGTCGTGAAAATTATTATTTTTTAGAATGGGAGGTTGAGCAATGGGAATAGAAATTATTAACGGAGCGTTTGATGTTTACATGGCTCCAGTGGATGAGACTTACACAGATTTAAGTCAGACTCCAGCAGGGAACTGGGCTAAAATTGGCACGAGTGGCAAAAGGCATTATGGTGAGGATGGGGTTGTTCTTACTGTAAATCAGGAGACCGCCAATCATGCCTTTGCAGGTGGTACTGAAGTGCTGAAGGTTTCAAGGACTTTGGAAGAAATGGTCGTATCGTTTACCCTGTATGATTTACAATCACCGCAGATTGTCAAGGCGTGGAATTTGGCGACCACTACGACAGACAAAGCAGCAGGGTCGTCAGAGGGTGGCTCACAGAGCTTTGACCTCTTGAGGGGTCTTACGGTGACGAGCAAAGCATTATTGATAAGGGGGCTTGATAAGTCTACCGATTTGATTACAGAAAACATCCAGATTGAAATACCAGCCTGTGTGCAGATTGGAAGTCTGGAACTTGTTTTTAATAAGGCTGATAATGTCGGGGTCAAATTTGAATTACAGGCTATTGCTGACTATACCTACAACTCAGGCAACTCGCCTTATGGTAGGATTTTTATAGGAGATGCAGTACCAGCATAATATGGATAACAACAAAAAGAGAGAGAAAGAATTGTTGTTGGATTTGTCTACGGATACCGTCAAGGCACACATCAAAATTGATGATGTGCTTTACGGTCTCGTAGATATTGCAGACCTGAGTATTACGAATCGCCTGAAGTTAATCGAGCTTGGCAATTTGCTCGCTGGCGTTGGGGATATAAAGACTGATGAGGATGAGGAGAGGTGCAACCAAGCACTTCAAACTCTCCTCTCTTTCATCGTCATTGATATCAACACCGATATACTCCAGAAATTATCCATCATCAAAAAGATTGAGATTGTTAATGCGTACATGGATGCAAGCGACCTCGTAAAAAAAAACACGAAATAGACGAGGAGGAGAGTGGGGAGGCAGATGATTGGGGTACTATCATTCCCAGACTCCAGCGTTTTTATGGCGGTACGATTACGGACTGGCTCAACATCCCATTCAAATTACTGAACGCTTATGCCACGATGCTACCCATCATCGAGGCAGAGGAGTCGTTAAGCACTATCACCATCCACGCAGTCGCATCGGGCAATCTTAAATCAGGAGAAAGCAAACGCATTATGAATAAATTACAGAAACAGGCAGGGATGGACAACCAATATAATAAGTCCACGAACAAAGGCGAACTCAATGCAAAGGCGGTAGTGCTGAAAACTATGGGCGTTGATGTTATTGACACGAGGGAGAAAAAATAAGTCATGGCAGAGAAAATAGGCGATGTAGTCCTTGAACTAAAGACAGACTCAAAGCGTTTTGATAAGGGCATAAAGAAGGCTGGCAAGCAGACGGACAGGCTCAACAGGAAAATGGACAGAGCCAAAAAGACGGCAATGGCTCTGAAAACAAAACTCATTGCTGTTGGTGCAGCCTTAATAGCTGGCTACGCACTCACGAAGGCGATAACAAAGGTCACCGACTTGGGCGACAAGATAGCCAAGATGTCAAAGCGTACAGGTGTTGCCACAGAAACCTTATCGGCTTTCAGGTTGGTAATGAAACTGGGTGGAGCTAGCATTGATTCATTTGCCAAAGGCATGAAAACGATGTCAAAGATGATGTTTGATATCAGGGGCGGTGCAGGTGCGGAGGCAAAGAAAGCCTTTGCGGACATTCGGGTTGAGGTGACAAAACTTGACGGCTCGTTGCGTGACCCTCTTGAACTTTTCTACGAGGTAGCCGATGCCTTTTCCAAGATGGAAGATGGTGCGAGAAAATCAGCAGTCGCCCAGACTATTTTTGGGAGGGCAGGTCTTGATTTAATCCCGACCCTTAATATGGGCAGTGATGCAATCAGGGAACAGGCAGAACTCGCAGACAAATTGGGATACAGTTTCTCACGGCTTGAAGGTAAGGAGATGGAGGATTTCACCGATGCGGTTGAGATATTAAAGACCGCCCTTTTTGCACTTTGGCAAAACTTGGTGATATATATAACGCCAGCCCTGACGACCTTTGCGGAAAAAATAACCGCATTGATATTGTTTTTTAAGGAACACAGAACTGCTGCCACATTACTTCACGGAACACTTACGGTTTTGATGACACCTCTCGCACTGATACCGACAAAGATGGGAGAGGTGGCAAAAGGAATGGCATCAGCCTCAGAAAAAGCAAAGGAACTGGCAGAGGAGACAAGAAAACTTACAGAGGAAAAACTCAAGGCTTTGACCGCAGAAGAAAAACTTGCAAATAAACTGGGGAAACTGCAACCAGAAAATGAGAAGAAATATCTGAAAGATACTAAGGAGATGCTGAAAAGGATTAATGATGAACACAAGGAGGCTTTATTACTCCATGATGAAACCAGAACTGACCTTGAAAACCTAGAGACAAAAATTGCGAGGATTGATTACTTGTATAATGCAAATAAAATCAGTCTGGACACTCATACTCGTGCAATAAAAAAAGCTGCAAAGGAATTTAATAAGTTAGGAGACACAGGAGAGGATACATTTTCTCGTATGAAAACTGCTGTTGAGGGATGGGCGAGTGGATTTTCAGCCACCCTGAATGATATGCTCTGGGGTGCAGAGCTTACCTTTGGCAATATACTCCAGTCTTTCGGCAAGATGATAACACAGATGATAATTCAGACACAAGTTATTGAGCCACTATTGAAGGTTGGGGGGAGTATTCTCAGTGCATTTAGCCCCAGCAGTTTATTTGGTGGGGCAACGGTGGGTGGACAACCGTTTACAAGCAGTTTAGAGGGTGCAACAATCTCACCAGATTTTAAGGATTACAGCAGTTTAAATGTTCCTTATGTTCCACAGCAACATGGTGGAATATTAACCAAGCCGACATTCGCTATGCTTGCAGAGCGTGAGCCTGAGATTGTCGCACCTCTGAGCCAGCTTGCAGGGTTGGGCGGTGGAGGCAATAACAATGTAGAAGTCAATGTCATAGGCGTACCAGAGGGAACGAGGACAGAGGAGAGTCGTACAAGCGGAGGCATGAGAAAGATTGATGTAATTCTCGATGAAAAAGTAGCTAATAATATACGCTCTGGAACTAAGACATTTTCTGCACTGACAAAAACTT